TAAAAACTCCGCGAGCAAGCTCGCATGAAAAATCTAGGATCGTAAAGATCGACGTACGGCTTGCCGCCGGCGCAAAGCGCCCGCTCCGGTCGCTGGAGCGTATTTATTAAGAGTGGGGTACTGGTGGGGAAGATTCCAAGTAAATCCTTGGTAGCCCTGTAAAGAACAAGGGCTGAAAATCCTCTCCAGCAGAAACCAGGATGTCCAAATTGAACAAAGGATGCCCGAGTGAATACCCGAGTAAATGGAGTTGTTGCAGACTGAGATAATCAGATGACCCAGTGTAATCTAATCTCTTACCAGGAATCATGCGCCAAGGGTTGTACCAAGGCACTTCCACAGTGAGTGATGGGTTCACATCTGGATGCATCACAGCAGCACCATGCATAGAGGCGGCCACACGATTGGTCACCCCCTTCAACGCATTTCTCGAAACCTCATCCAAACTACCAAAGGTGGTGGGATTATATGGTGTGATCGAGTTAGCGAATTTAGCGGTGCCAACTGACGTAGCTGCCGTGTTGTTCACATATATAGGGTACGTCTGACCATTATGACGTTTGAACATGAGATACTTAAATCTCATAGAACCACGCCAGCCAGCATGTGCCATAGTGACCCAATGAATCAAAGTAGTCGCTGTGTAGTTATACTTGGCGGGAGAAACTGCTCCATTGCCAAAAGCACCAGGGACATTACCTCGAAATATCGGGAATGCAACATGGCGTATAGAAATCTCAACATCATTAACAGAGGCCCCTAGGCCACTAGCGATGGGTATCCTCAAGGAGTGTTCGAACCTTTTGAGTAGCGTTCTGAAAGAAGGAATGCTCTCACCATAAAAGACAAGTGCCAAATTGTCCGGCACATTTGACTCCTGGATGTCATCCTTTTCGGAATGCTCACCATAAGCTGGATCATCACCTGCCAAAGCACACTCTTCCCCAGACTGTGGTTCAAAACCACTTTGAGGTTTGAATGTATATAGGCCGAAGGTGTCATTAGGCTCAATCACTTTGAAGTCAGGCCCTGCTGAAATGTAAACATTAACCCATACTGTACTTGGGCTGCCGGTGGAAGTAGTCAGTGGATTTACCACAAACACTCCAAGAACACCATTACCTGGTGCTCCGGTGGTCATCAAAACAGATTGGCTATGCATATCGGCAGAGCTAACAAATCCTGGGTAGTTATGTGGGAGATAAGATAATGTGTTACCGTTACCTATAGAAATGGTTATGTCGCTAGTCTCTCCAATGTCCACTATTTCTTGCTTGTTGACGTTGAATTCGCCATCTGCAATGAATGTGGATGAGAACCGCTTAGGCTCGTAAACGAACCTTATTCGGCCTTTATGGTGAGATGAGCAACACACTTGGAACCTGAAGTTCAAGGTCCCAGTCCATCGACTAAAAGGTAATGTGGCCATAGCTGTTGCGGTCAAGGTTAACCCGCCATCGGAAGTTTCCGCGAACTGGCAGGGGTCGACTCTAGTATTCCACAGCAGAGCGTCTGGCGCATCACTAGTCTCTATGGGGAACTGGGCATACCAGCTCTCCCTGGACACTATGTTGGCTATACTTAAGGTATCTCCCGGATCCAGACCAACGATTCTAGGATCTATCGTGGTCTCTTGCTTGTCGTCAACGGTGAGTTTGAACACATTCTCAGGTACAGTGCCGTTGGCCAAATTACCAGCGTAACTAGGCTGTATATGATTGGGAACAGTGCCAGTTGCGGGTCTGGAAAACCCAAATTGCTTAGCAACGTCCCCAACAGCACTAGCGACCTGGCCCGTAGCGGTCGCATACGGTCCTATGACTGGGAGTTTGGACAAAGCACCCGATGCCATGGCGATGGCGGAAGCTGGCCCAGATATCAATCCTGGGTTCACCTTGTCCGATTCCATACCGGACTGGGCCACGATGCCATTGGCATTGAGTGCTGTGGGAACAGCCAGTTGGACGTCCGTCGCCCATGCAAATACTGTAATGGTTAACGGATCAGTCCCACCAGCCGTGTGATTCAAAGGAGCGATGTCTCTCATTCTAATGGAGCCTAAGTATGCGGCTGAACCAGTGGTCACATCTAAGTAATCCTGGTGATAAAAGAA